CCCACATCAAGTAGATAACTCTACTTAGCTTTATTTTAACCAAGATTCTTTGAAAATCATTGAATTAAGGAGCGAAAGATGGTATCGTAACAGATACGGAGCTTTAGTATCGAGTTTCTGCGAAATCGCAGATTTAATCTCTACTTTGACTAACAATCTGTCTAATTTATCTTTAAACTCCATCATATGAACAATATCTTGGGGCCATAGTTGAATTTCAGAATCAGTTCCTTTGAAAAGGACCTGCCATTGGTCAACCATAGCATTAGACATCACACGATTGGAGATCTCTCTCCACTCTTTGTAGACTAGAACATAATCTTCCGCTATTTGACCATTATAGGCCATCATAGCCAGATTATAAGTTCCTAATGCTATAATATCTTTACTATTTAGTGGTTTCTTAACCATTAAGTTATTAAATTTTGCTAATCGAGACTTGATTTCGTCATGAAGATCATGTACAATGATATTCATGTAAGATCTACGTTGAGAGTTAGTCAATACACAATTGTTAGTGAAAACTCTAATATCCCCTCTTAAAGAGGCTATTAGGTTATCTAAACTAACCGTATTTTTAAATAATTTATAATTATTTAAAAGTATTGAAGTTATTAATCCTCTTCTATGATGAGGGAAAATACCTTTTGTAAGGTATTTTCTATCTCTTTTCCACTCATTAGGTGTCGATTGACATCTAATTAGGGAACTCATATGATCGGGATTAATAAACCCTTTTCTAATTATTCGGTTCACAAATTCTAATCTTTTAGCAAGATTAAAATCCGGACCAAAATAATAAGAGAGACCCGCAGCCGATAACACTTCTTTTAGAGATATTGGAGATACATTTGTTTCCCCAAACATATCTTGAGAAGCAAATTGGAAGAACGTTTCATTTCGATCTGAACTAGATACGAAACTTTTCGCAAAACCAATAGTAATACCGTACTGACGACATACTTCACAGTATGCTCTAGCAACATCCTTATCGGCAATGACAATGTCATCACCTAAGACAAGGTAGTCCCGAAAATTATTTTTATCTAATAACCTAGCAGCGTAATACACTAAAAAGTGATGTACAATAGCTAATGAGGACCATGAGGATAGAATCCCCATTGGTTGACCTCTAGTATACTCAAAGTCTTCTGGTCGCAGTGATCCACCTTCTTCTTCATGGAAGAAGATGTATTTACGTTGGACTAAGAGATCTAACCATAAACGGCTAGTCTCTTTCCCTAACCAGTGAGAGAAAACATGAAAATATAACTGTTGAGGGATTAGATCGGTTGCAGATTTAAGATCATAAGAGGCTATAAATTTATAACCTCTAGACTTAAACTCTTCAACTCGACCTAATTGATCAAAAGTTGCATCACATGGATGATTTCTAAGTACTCGGAACATACTTTCATGTAATGGAAGTAATATCCACTGAGTCCAATAATCACCTATGGCGAAAACTCTAACTTTTCCAGCTGCTTCAAATTTTGTTGCAAGCTTACCAATTCTACATAGATGGAAAATAAATTCTTTCAGTTCTTCTTTATCATAGAAGACCTCTGGAAAGTGTTTACCAATTGTAAAATTAGTTTTAGTTAAGGTTTTCTCCCATAATTTCCAGATCGTGGTATCCTTTAAATGACTTATTGAAAAGCCTTTTAAATGGATTTTATTCATATCTTTCTCTAAGAAGCGCCATTGAGTATCAAATGATTGAAAACCATAGTTCTCAATTAGCATACCTCGGTTATTACCGACTAAACCTTTAATATGATCAACATAATTCTTTAGAATTTGTTTAGGATCAAAATAATGGTAAAGTAAATCCAACCCAGATCCAAGTAACGAGACCGTATTATTCGGTCCTGCTGAAAGGAAAAGGGGAAGATGCTCCAGTTGAGGGAAAAGATTGGGTTTTAAATTAGAACGATTAAAATCCATCCAGAAACCAGGTGCAAGTGCATCTAGTTCCGGGAAGTGGTCGCGATCAATTTCTATGAATTTTCCAAACTGATCTTGAGTCATAAACTCAGGAATGTTTGGGTTTTCATAACGAGGTGCCGTTATACTCCCGAATGAGGGTTTTGGCCATGTGGCCGAAAAAGCTTTATAAGAAGCTAGTAATGACGTAACAACTCTAATATAAGAAATATTTCTATTTCGAATCATCGATCTTAACCAAACTGGTAGGAATTTTGGTAAACCGTGTACTAAAGTAATTCTTTGACCTAATTCTTGAGTTGATTTAAGAGGGTTACCAGCCAAATGCTGATTAACACTAATAAGTGCAATCTTAAGAATAAGTATTAAATTATTAACTTTTCTGTGTTTAAAAACCTCGTTAAGGTTCTTACTTAATTTCCATATTTCGCGATAATTCGTTGAATTTCGCTTCATTCCTAACCAATTTAATATTGTTGAATAATAAATTGGAAAGAAATAATCGAAGTTTCCTTCGAAGTCGATCATGGATCCTTTTACTTTCCATCCGGAAATTAAAGGGAATAATTTCGAGTTACTACTCATCCACTGATTCCAGTGGGGTGTTCCTTGAGAAGGAGATGAGGTAGTTTCATCTACTCCAAATCTTTCCAAAACATCTTTTCTTGTATCACCTGGTGTAGCTAATACTTTAACAGAATTATCTGAAGAAGAAGATATCAATTTTTGGTATCGAGATTCAGTTACATACAGTAAGTGATCAGGAACATTAGGGTCAACTATAACGTATCTCTCATTGGCGGAAAGCCAATCGATAGAATCGATAAGCTGGCTGAGTGACTTGTTATTACGATAAAGTACGTGAGTTACCTTCATGATAGTAATTATTATGAAATATGGTGACAGTTATTATTACTGCTTACCTAACTTCAAATCATTGTTATTATGAAATGACGCCCTTTTCTAGAAAGGTTTCAACTTATCCTTAAGTTAAACAACGAAAGAAAAGATATTCTACTTTATATATAACTTAAATAAATTAAAGTTTGTATTGAATGATATTCAACCTGAATTTTCATCAGTGCAACCGCTCTTCAATCGAAGGGTCCAATTAATTTAAGTGTTATATAGATAAGATTGTCAAAACACTCACTATTCACCTGGTTTAATCTAGGTAGCTAGAAAATCTACTCATTACATAAGATAAGTTAAAAGGTTATTCCGAAGATACGATAAGTTCTGTAATAACAACAGAGGTTAATTTCAAGTCTTTCGACTATCCCGAAACTTATAAGTTTACTATAGAATTGTTAAAGTGGAATATCCAAGTTCAAACCTTACATAGTTAAGGTGACTTGATGTTTAAACGGATGATTGAGAGGTTAGAGCTACATAATAATAGAGCTCCATACCCCGAGATTATCCTGATAATATTATCAAGAGATGGAAGATACGGGATTCACCCCTCTTTGCTATCTTACGATAGGGGAGCAGATCTTTGAACGAGGGTATCATTGTCCTCTTCTTAGTTTTCATACATCGAAATGTACTCCTACTAAAATAACTCTAAAAGTGTTCATGGCTTGGGTAGCTCTGAAGAAAGTTTCTCATTGAGAACTTT